GCCGGTCAGAGATCTCGTATAGGTCTCTCCTGCCTCATGTGTTGATTGTGACAATTGCTCGTTGTTAGGAAGGGAGTGTTTGCATGGCGACGTCTAGAACAAGGTCGTGGCTGTCCGCAACCCCAGGAAGTGGTAAATACTACCACAAAATCTTGGGGACGTGGACCACCGGGACTTATAAGTCCCGTATTGCTACTACCTGTACGGACGTCGTCGGCAATCGGAAGGGAGTCAATTCCTTCTCACTCGAAAGGGAGGGGTCGCGGGAGATCACCATGAATGGTAACTATAATGGTTACATTTATGAGGGTTACCCTACTGCGGCCGGCTCCTACAATGGACCGAGTCATCTCTTGGCAGCAGTGCCAGACTCGACCCAACTCAATCAGTACGCAGTCGCGACAGTTGCGAAGAGCAACCCGAATGCGCCGCACGTTAGTATCCCTACTTTCGTTGCGGAACTGAGAGAACTTCCTAGTCTGATTCGTTCCTTCGGTTTAAAACACCTAAGGTACGAGTCGCAGTACCGAAATGGCGAAGCCTTTACTTCCAGGGTAGGAAGTATGCTCGCCGACCGGCACTTGCAATATCGTTGGGGTATCGCCCCGATGATATCGGACATCAGACGCCTAGTCTCTTTCTCTGAGGCAACTCAGAGGGCCCTTCGTGGGCTTGAGCGCTTAGCGTCTGGACGAGTCCTGAAGAGGAAAGTGCAGCTGGACTCAGGTACGGCACAAAGCTTGGAAAGCAATGTGCCCATCTGGTCTATCGGCGCGGGCGCTGGGGTCAAAAATCGCAGGAGGCTTACCACCAGGAAAACCTGGGGGTCTTGCCAATGGCGATTAGTTGGTCCTGTTCCGAACGCGCTGATCACCCATGATGCACGCTTGGCTACGGCTAAGCGTCTCGTGGGAGGTCTGAACCCCGCCAACCTTACGGCGACGGCCTGGGAGATTCTACCCTGGTCATGGTTCATCGACTGGTTCACGGGTTTTGGTAACCTATTTACGGCTACTAATAACACGGTTCCTGTCGAGCACTTCAATCACTGCGTAATGCGCACGACTTCTACGGTAGAGACCGGAGAGGTTAGTGCAAGTCCTGGCATTACGCTTAGTGGGACGTGGTATCGCTTCCGCGAGTCGAAGATTCGACGAACGGTTACGACTCCAAATCCCGTCACAATCTCTTTCGAGCCGATTTTGTCGGCTGATAAGTGGTCAATCCTTAGTTCGTTGGCGATCAGTAAGCGCGGTCTTCGATAGATACCGCCCCTTACTCGCCGAAAGGAGAAAAGTCGATGCTAGGTAATACTGTTGTGCTAACCATTGGCGGCGTCGCGAAGACGCTGACGCTGGTCAACACAGGAACGGATTATACCGGAGAATACTATCTCCGGGAAGCTACCCAAGAGTTTCGGTTTAAAGTCCGACACTCCAAGGTGAACGGCGCCGGCCAGGCGCCCGCGGATCGGCACAATGCCGAGTTGGTGCGAACGGTCTTCGCGACCACCACCACGCCGGAGTACGTCGACAAGGCGTACTTCGTGTTCCAAGCTTCCCCCGGACGAACGGCGGTTGACATGATGTCGGCCATCGCCGTCTGGGGTACCGCTACGAGCAACGCGAACTTGACGAAGCTCGAAGGCTGGGAGAGTTGATCACTCGCCCAGTACCGGTACGTTCCAGCCCATCGTGGGCTACTGCCTAGCCGTAGGACAATCTTGAGGAGATAATCCCCGTGTTGTCTAAAAGCTACGTAGACTTTTTCGATCAGGCCTATGCGAATCTTTTAGAGGATATCGCATCGGCCTTCCCGTGTCTAAGGCAGGAGTGTGAGAGAGATCTCGCCCGCCTGCAACTTCTCATCCGTACTCGCGGTCTTCGAGGTCTAGCGATAGACCTCCCGGCCGCAGGAAAGCACTTTGATCGGTGCCTGAGTACGCAACAGTACGATCCCGTTAGCCTTCCCTTTACTGGGTTAGTTAGCGAGAGAATCAAAATCCCGAAGTTCCTTCGGGGATTGATGCTACTGGTATTCGATGAGAATGGCAAGCTTAAGGAGAACGCTGATGTGGTTGCTATACAACTTATTCGCCAGGTTTACTACCTGGGTAAGAAGCTTAGCTTCCAATGCAGTTGCGAGGATACTAATCGAGAAATCGAAGAGTTCCTCGCGGTTGACACAGCTCTCCCTGAACCTAGCGGTTTTTGGGAGAGTAGTGACGAAGATCACCCGGCACATGTGCCGGGCTTGTCCTTTTCGGAAGTCCTGCAAAGGACCCCGGAAGGACTAGCGTTGCTGCGTGAAGACCGATCTCTCGGTGAGCGCTTGGATAAAACCTTTGCGTTCATCACGGCCTCGCTGGGACGTTACGAACCTAGTGAGCACCCGTTTAGGCATGGCCCCGGTGCTACTTCTGCAGGTCCTTCGAGTGTCAACAAGTACAAATGGTACAGTTGGCCTCGCCGTCTGGATGACATGTTTCCCGCTTCGGAGTATGCTTATCATAGCTACTCCAGTTGGGCAGCAAATCATACGGAAATTCCCGAAGGGGAAGAACCGTCCCGCCTAATAGCGGTGCCAAAGACGCTCGACAAACCGCGTTTAATTGCGGCTGAACCTTCTTCTCACCAGTGGTGCCAACAGAACATGAAGGCATTCATGGAAAGAGGGGTACAGACTTCTTGGATCCGAAGTTTCATCAACTTCCGCTCACAAGAGCAGAACCAAGAGCTTTGTCGAAAAGGATCACTCGATGGTAGTCTCGCGACGCTAGATCTTAGTGCCGCGAGCGATCGAGTGACGTGCGATGTGGTAGAGTGTGCGTTCCGGGGAAACCCGAATCTACTCTGCTACCTTCGTGCCTGTCGGACCCGATATGTTCGGGTCGAAGGGAAGTTCGGTCCTAACCGGACTAGAGCTGGGGAAAACCAGCTCGAATTCCTTCATCGTGTTAAAAAGTTTTCCACGATGGGTAGTGCCTGCACCTTCCCCGTTGAGTCGTTAATCTTCCTTGGTATCTGCCTCGCTTGTTTGAGCGATGGTAGCCCCAAGGCGATACGGCGACTCAGCGGTAGCGTAAGTGTGTTTGGAGATGATATAATCATTCCGACACACGCACGGGACCTGGTGACTAGACTCCTTGAAGCCCTTTGGTTTAAGGTGAATACCACGAAATCTTTTTCGGAGGGCAACTTCCGAGAAAGCTGTGGTGTGGACGCTTTTCGCGGCGTAAACGTTACGCCCGTATACTTGCGTCACGCTAGTTATCAGACTCCAGAATCTATGGTCGGGGGGGTAGAGGCCGCAAACCACTTTTACAAAAGGTGGCTGCTAAATGTCTCTGACTTCCTGAGGCGAACCGTCCGGATAAAATTTCCGGATGTCCATCCAGATTCTGGCGTCCTCGGTTTCATCTGTCGGACCCGCCCAGTTTTGCGTAAGCAAAGATGGAACGGCGCTCTGCAGAGATACGAGTGCAAGGTAGCCCAGCCAACAGCCAGGCAGACCAAGCACAAGGCCGAGGATGACTCTCGCATTTTTCAGTACTTTACTGACAATCCTGATCCTACTTCTAAGTGGGAGCCAGGGTGGTGCGAGAGGCCGGTTTTATCAATACAAAACCGGTGGGTTGATAGCCATGATCTTTATCGATCGTGGTTGGAGGGATGTGATAGACTGCCCCTCGTCGACGTTTTCGGGTCCTCAACCCGATCC